GCGGTGTAGGTCAGGGTGTAGGTTCCGATGGTGTTCGTGTCCACTGTTCCGGTCGTTGTCACAGTTTCCCCTCCATCTGATGTCGCCCCGGCATCCGTGTACATCGTGCCCTTCTCGTGGGTCACTTCCCACCCGCCGTTCAGCGTGATCACGGGGGCCGTCGTGTCCGGTAATGCGACTAGTCCATTATTAACTATGAATGTTTTGACCTGAGCAGCAAATAATGCATTGGCTGCAGTTGATAGAGACATATCATCAAAATAAAAGTAAGAATCACCACTACCCAAGTTACCAGGGAACTTGGCATCTGTGGTGTTACCCCCTTGTCTAGAAAAGTTATTGAGCTGTGTTGTTGTCCATGAGAAGGCATCCATAATTGCTACTCCTGGACTGTGTTGATTGTGTTGATTGAATGTGTTCAAAAGTGTATTATTGTACATTTGTGCCGTGAGACGTACCGCGCCCTCAGTGTTAAGGTCATAACGTGGATTGTGACCAATGTCAAACATGCTAAGTATTACTACAGCCCCTGCACCAGCATTTATTAATTGTGCAGCCAGGCTAACGATGTTTTCAGCCGCAAAAGTGATGGATCTGCCATCACCAGTTGCATTAATGAAATTGCTTATTTCATTAATGCCACCCTCAATAGTACACAGAGTGTTACTGTCTACAGTGTTTGTTGCAAGATAGGAATCGACTTGCTCTTGGACGCTTTTTGAAATCGTACTATAACGAGTAGTAACACCTGCAGTAACCCATCCATAAGCCGTTCCGCCGCTTAAAGAAGCTGTATGATCCCCTAGACCAAGTAATTGTGATAAGTAACTTGTCCATACCGGACCATCAGATTTAACGCCAGCATACGGCGCTGACAAAGCACCTCCTGATGCTGCATGAAAGTTACCAGAATCAGAAAAATCGCAACCAAAAGATACCAATTTCGTGACCGTGATGGGCATGTTGTGTGTGGAAAAATAAAAACAAAGTTTGGGTTTTTGTTGTATTATATGGAATAGAAAATAAGTGGTCGTACTAATTTTTTATTTTTACAAAAGTCGCAAATGTCGCGCTTTGATTTTTTTGCGATTGCTGGGCAGCCGATGTGGCGGCGGTGGCGGCTTGCGACTGTGTATCTTGTGCAAACCCCGCTGGTCGTAGTTGATTGTCAACTCCTCTCCCGCGACGACGGCGTGAGTCGTGACGTAAGTCGTCGTGTCGGGGTCGTAACGGGTGTTGGGTGTGTCGTGGTGCGTCAAAAACACCTCCATGTTTATGTCGTGCATGCCTCGCAGGGGTACGGTGACAGTGCCGTCGGTCGTCGTCCAGCAACTGGTTTTGATCCACTCCGCAAACTCCACCGGCAACTGTTCTAGTCTCTCGAGCGACAAGCCGATCGACTGGGGGCGGGGAAACCTAAGAATCGCGTTTTCAGGAAGTTCGCGGTGCACGAACACCCCGATGCCTCTATGTGAGCGCGAAGAGGGTCTGAGAACGCACAGAGAGCAGTTCAACCCAATTTGAAACATCTTCGCCACCTGGATTGCTTTGGCCTCCTTGTCGTTGACGTCTTTTTCACTGCCCTCACTTATGACAGTTTTATCCTCCTCAGCCACGTTTTCGGCCACGTCTTTGGGCACGTCTTTGGGCACGTCTTCGGCCACGTCTTCAGCCACGTCTTCGGCCACGTCTTCGGCCACGTCTTCGGTCACGTCTTCGGCCACGTCTTCGGCCACGTCTTCGGCCACGTCGTCGGCCACCACGTCAGCGTCGGTACTCTGATTGAAAGTGGAGTCGGACATTGTTTTTTTTCTGTTTTTGACACACAAAAAGAAAAAAAATTGATCCCTCCGCCAACATTATATTTAGTATATTTATACATCAAAATGGTAAAGTTTTGAAGTTCGACTGCGTTCGACCAAACCGACCTTCGTGACCGGATTCTCGGCCGCGCACGAGGTCACGGGGGCGACAGTTACACTCGGACGGAAATGGTTCGGACACAACGGCAACGCTGTTGGCATCATCTCTCAATTGCCCGTGCGTTATCTACACCGATGTCGATGAAGTCTACACCACCGACCCACGAAAGTCTTCTGACGCCGACCTGATTTAAACCATCTACTGTCGGTAAAGCCAGGGCGGCGATCGCGGAATCGGGTGCGTCCGTGCTTCACTCGCCATGTCTTCGGTACGTCTCTGCGTAGCACGGGGTATGAGTGCGCAACTTAACGGCAAGTCCAATGGGGCTTTGATTTCGAGGTGAATGCGTCGAAAAGGGACGGGAAAAAAAAATAAGTTTTCCAAACTAAAATGTCGTCACCATCTTACCACCACATCACACACAGAAAGTACGAAATTATGGCGAAGTATGCGGCGCGGCTGCCGATGAGGGATGTGCGAAACATTTTTCAACACCTTCGACTTGGAAAGGAAAGACTGGGCGACGAAGGTTTTGAGAACGTCCTCCTGCCTCGTTACGGTCTGACCGCAGGAGAGTTTTCCACCTTTTACATTTTAAACGGCAACAAGAAAAAAGCAAAAAAGTAGAAGTGCCGATGACCAAACCAGGATGTTGGCTGATGCTCATCGTCGCCGCCACCGTTTCAAGGGTCGTGAATGCCGGAGTGTTCTTCGTCACGATGCCACTGCCCTCCGGGTTGGTCTCTACGCACATCGACAACACTGTGCTTCGAGTGGGTGACGTTTCGGTGGATCTACCTCATACCGTGGTGGGTGTGCCCGCCGTCACGAAAACTCGGGGCACGTTGGTGTTTGCCTTCGAGACGACCGACGAGTTGAACGTGGTTCAAATTTGATAAAAAAAAAAATTAAAAAATCAAATGAAAATGCGATGGCGACTCCAGTCATCTGGATCGAGCCAAAACTCAACGGTGACATGCGTTTTGATTTGAAATGCACCACCGCGACGACGACCGACGACGGTGAGAATTGGGTAGTGGTCGACCCTGAATCAAGCGAAAGCGACCAGACCTCAAAGACTTTTGAGTTTGAACGGCGCAAATCGACTTATTCCAAGTATCGGCACCGCCTTCTGTTGTTGGAAATGAGTGTGTTCAAACAGCCGAAAAACATGAAGGACACGTGTCGTTTCATCCCGTCGCTCCCAGTTCCGTTCGACACGACACTGGTATACGGTCCGGTTGTTTTCGTGCTACTAGATCGCCACGAAATACCGCTGGCGCTGGACAAAAACACGTTTCAAACTCATTGGTCTGCGTTGGTGGAGTCTCCCGCGAATTTGGGCTTCAAGTACGACAACCGCAGCGGTGGCAACTCCCCGCTGTCAAAGTGGTTGGGTAAGCAAATGCAAACCACCTACACCTCGAACAGACCAGCCACGTGGATGATCGAAGAGGATGAGGAGTCGGACGAGGGAGATTGATTGACGTTCACCATTTGACGTTCACCATTTGAAAAAAAAAAATAAACTATTTCAAGAGAAAAGTAAAACAACAGCAGACACAGGATGAACAATGTAAAACATGGGTCAATGCTGGACAACCAAAGGGGGTGCAGCCAAAAATTTCAGGATCCAGCGCAACGCTTTCTGGCGGTGCAACTGGCCAACGCCGACATCTCCCCTCGGTCGTCGAGTCCGGCGTTTCGCGTGCTCGGGGCGTTCGGATTGAGGGAGGAAGCACTCCTCCACATCAAACGAGTGAACAACACAACCGCCCAGTACACCAGCATCATTTGTGAAACACACAACTTTTTTGTTGTAATCAACAACTATGCCAACGCCACACCGGAGTATCAACAGCAACACTCGCAGGCGTTGCTGGAACGCGACGCCGTTCGTAAACAATCCGCGGACGCCGAATTTGCGCGGCGCCGGCTGTCGTCGGTTGGAAAGCAGGTGGTCACCAAGAATCCCAAGCCGCCTGAGAAGTCGCTCGAGGAGCCGCTCGAGGAGCCGCTCGAGGAGCCGCCCGAGGAAAAAAGTAACGTTGGCACGGACGGTGCGATCATGCAAAACCTCATGGTGCCGAACCAAAATTTTGCTGTGGTTTCGTTTTTGAACCACAACTTAGAGCCGTGCGTACAGATTCACGGTGTCTGCACCGCTGTTGACACAGCAGAACAGTTTACAAGGAGTGTGGTTGCTCATCGAGTCAAAGACCAAAACATTGTGACCGTTGACATGTACCAATGGATTCATCCGACCGCTTTTTTTAAGCACAAGAGTGACATTCCGACCACTTACCGAGATTCAGCACAGAACGACATCATGATCGCGGAAGAAGAGCGGGAGGCGCACATTTGTAATTTCAAAGAGACCGAAACTCTTTACAACATCACAGACCTTCCGGTCGACTTGTTGTGATCTTAGGAAAAAATAAAAATGTTTTGTTTTGACAAAAAAGATACCTGTACGTATTTTAAGGCACTTATATATAGAAAAAATTACACGCTCTGATGCTTGGAGGCAGGGCACTGCCTGTCGGATGGTCGGAAATCCAGGCCGGCGCGTCTCGCATCGCGGACTCCCCGTTTGCGGTGTCAAAGACCCCGTTAAATCTCTCGTTGTACCCAAGCTCTACGTACGGCACGGACCGTTTCGTTCGAGACATTCGACACCTGAACGCCGGTCTGGTCATCGACCTGACGATGTCGAACCGGTACTATTCACGAAAACGTGTTGCGCGTGACGCTGGGGTGCCGGTTCGTAAATTGCGCCTGAAAGGACACTCCGTGCCGACCCGCCGCGAGTGCCGCTACTTTGCCCATGTGGTCAACGTTTTTTTTCGTCGAAATCCACATCGAACCGTGGTTGTCCATTGCACGCACGGGATTAACCGCACAGGATTTATGATTTGTTTTTATTTATGTCGTCACTTGCAGTGGGATGTGGAGACAGCAATGGAGACGTTCGCCAACTCCCGTGCCCCGATCCAGCATCCAGCTTACCGAAACGCACTGATCGGGATGTTTGCAGACGGTCGCGCGGAGAGCATTGACGCGGCTCCTCGGCAGGATTGACCCCCGCGTCTGTGTCTGGGCAATGCCGGTACACGTGACCTGTTTTTTGGCACCCCAGCAGCGTGACTTTTTTTGAGACCTCGTCAATGTGCACCCTGACGCAGCGCTTGAGCCACGGCTCCCGCAACTCCAAGGCACCGTGAGCGAACAGGCAATGGTTGGAACCGAAGCCGGTCATCGAGAGCGCGCAGTACCCATTACTGTGATACTTACACCTCCGAGTCTTGTACCGCATGCACTGACTAATGGTGTGCGTTGTCTCACCGCACCGAAGACACACCATCGGGTCGTCACCGTTGTCGCCACCCCACCCCAACTGCCACATTTCGTGAACGTTATGGCTCGGTTTCCAAAAGTCCTCCACACCACAGTGTTCTTTGAAGGAGTTCATTTTTACATTTAAACGTGTTAAATTATATTTTTTATACAAAACAACACACAACGTATCAGAGACGAAGGTTGGTTGTATTTTAATCTTTGTATTGGATGCGTACTACACTACCTGTACCGATACATGTATGTATGTACAGCTGTACTTTTATTTACTTATTTAGACTACTTTGGGCAGAGCCTTGTACCTTGCCTTCGCCATCGCCAGCTCCTGCTCGCCGACATCTTTTCTTGACTTCAGGTCGAGGTAGAGACGCTTCACCTCTTTACGCGTCGGTGCCGGCCCCGCACGCTCCCTGTTTTTTTTTTTTTTTTTTTTTTTTTTCTTTTTCTTCTTCTCGTTTTCAAAGTTCAAGTAGTCCGAGGCGGCCGCCCCCTTGGCGGTGTTCGCGTGCAGGTAGGTCGACGTTGTCGAGGCATTTGCGTGCCCCATTTGTTCGGAGATCGTTTTCAGGTCGCACCCGGCCTGCCCGGCGTGGGTGGCGAAGGCGTGGCGAAGCCAGTGCGGCGTGATGTTGCAGCCGTGCTTCTTGTCCAACCCCGTGGCCCTGCCCAACGCAACGATATGGTTGTACACCGTGTCGTCGCAAATGTGTTCGCCGTTTTTGCGACCCGGGAACAACCACTGGTGGGCGTCGTCCCTCTTCTTCGCCCGTTCCAAAAAATGCCGCATGGGGCCGCTCGCGTCGATCCCTAACGGCACGGTTCTCAACTTGTCGCCCTTGCCTCTGAAGCACAGACTAACCGACCCGTCTTTGCGCACCGTACACTCCGAGGCCCGAAGCTTCGCAGCCTCAAACCGCCGCTGCCCCGCCGCGTAGGTGCACACGAAGATGGCCAAGTACATCGGATCGAGCTTCTTTGCCGCCTCGTACATGAGCCGGCACTCGTTTCGAGTCAGCGTTCGCTCCTTGCCCTTTCTGGACTCCTTCTTGGGTTTTAGCGACCCGAGTGCTCGGGCTCGGTTCTTGGCCACGTGCTCCTCCTGAAACAAAAACTCCCAAAACACCACGACGAAACCAATTCGGTCGCGCGCCACGTTGTCCGTCGACGACTGCTCGCGCGCCTGCATGGCGATCTCCTTGAGTTGCCGCGTGGTGATGCCGTCCGGCTCCGTGAGAAACATGTCATGCTGTTTCAGAGCGGACACAAGAAACTCAAAGTGTCGCTTGTACTTGCGGATAGTCGTGGGCTGCTTACCGAACACCATGTCGTCAAAGTGCTCCCGCCACGGCGTGGCTCGGGGAATGTTGGCTGACCCTGCGTTTTCCATTGTTGGGAAAGAAGACGTTTCTCAAAAGTTCTCAACTGGACAAACTGTGGACAAGCTGTGGAACGTTCTTTTAATACGCTTCTGTATATTTAAACTCAACAATTCTCTCAGTCAGTGCCTGTTCTTCTGCCTATAAGTTGTAACCGGAGAGATAAAACAAACGTATATTTTAGCCAGAGAGACCTCAATTTGATCAATGAACTCACTGAATAAAATTAATTAATCTTAAACCAGGATTGTATACTTTTTGCCGTAACAATTTTTCAGGGCGTTGTCATCTCATGCTCGTCGCAAAAAAAAAAAAAAATTATGCAAAGTGAAAAATTTTCGCAACCTGTATTGAACAACAATCTCCAAGAAAATAAAGTGTGCAAAAAGTATACAATCCTGGATTCATTTAATTTATTATAATATTTCCTCGAGATTTCTCAGGTCCCTTTGGTAGTAAAATTTTTTTGATACAGTATTCCAAAATTCATTTCCTTGGTCTACATACCAGGAACCTAAAAACTCTCGAGGACAACACTACCGTAAATCACATTTTTGATAAAACCAGGGAGCGGAAAAACAAGAAGAAAAAAAAACTGCAATGCATCAGCAGTCGCAGTCATGGACATGGGGATTTAATGGGCTTGTCCTAAAACCGTCAGTGCAAGACATTGCTAACGGGTGTGAAGTGACTCGGCTGCAGCGTAAAAATCGAGAGTTGGCGCAGACGGCTTCTTCCACAGCCACTGCCCTTCTAGAGCTAGAGGAGAAACACAGCAAGCTGCAATTGAAATTGGTTGCGTTGCAAAAAAAAGTGCAAAAATTAAAGATTCGGAGAAGTGAAGAGTTAAAAATAAACGTCAATTTTTTGAAAGAATTGAAGACAATGGTGCTGCAGAATAACAAACTGATGTGTGAAAACAAAGCACTTGTAGAAACCAACGCGGAATCGCGTGGTGCAAAAAAACACCTGATCCAAAAGTTGAAGCGTGGATTTAAAAAAAGAAAAAAGTTATATTCAAAGAAGTCGAAAAAATACATTCAGCTCCAAGAATACGACACCACGGATACCAAAGTCTTTGACAATAACGTAGGAAAGTGTAGCAAAAGAGGCAAATGAAGGCAACTGAAGCAAATAAAGAACAAGAACACTTTAAAAAGCACAATGTACATCTTCAATTGTACTGCTATGTGCAAATGTGTGAATCACATATTTTCTTTTATACAGACCACATGTAGGCAGTTGAAAGCCATCGAAACAATGAATCCTTATGATCGACTAGTAGCTAGTAAGCTAGTAACAGGGACCCAAAACTTAAAATAAAATTTTTGTTTAATAAACATAATCAGTGCAAAACCAGGTATATCTCCAATGTCCACAAACACGGTGCAATTGAGAAAACGCAGTGACGGATCTTGCCATGTTGAAATGGAAAATATTTGTGGTGTTCTCGGGGTCCGGCATCTGGCGCTGAATCTTTGCATCGAACAATACCACGACTGCGAGGGTGGAGGCCGCGGTCGATACTCCACCATGAAAGAAGTCGATGGCGCGGTCGATTTGGAGAGAGTGCTTCTGTTTTTCCAGTGGGCACAGAAATATTTTGACTGGGATTTGAAGTCGTTGATACGTCAACTGAAGAAGCACTCGCGCTCGGGGCGTCGATTGAGTCGCGCAGTGCGGTACGAATTGGCCTACTGTCAGCAGTATCGATGTGCCACTTGCGAAGTCTTGCTGCCACCAAACTTTGAGGTCGATCACATTGTGGAGCTGTGCGACGGTGGCCTGGACGTGGCTGAGAATTTGCAGTGCCTATGTGCCAATTGCCACTCGAAAAAAACCCGATTGGCTCGATTGGCTCGAGACCAAATGTTTCACACATACTCCAAGCATCGACTGGCCGAAAAAGCTATCGACACAACTTGGTGCAAAGAAACGCAGAAGCAACCAAAGCAACAAAGCGTCAAGGCATCCTTCGATGTAAACACCGCTCATGTCCACCAAGTCAAGGGGGATAACGTGTTTTGTAGTTTTTTCCGAAGGACACAGACAAAGTGCACTACAGCACCACTAATTTCCTTTGACATAGATAAAACCGACGGCCACAACAACAAAAATATCGATGGGAAACTGCTGGCAACGTAAAAAGTGTAAAAACAAATATACCCGCCTCACCACGTCACTCATCGCCCACGTTCCGACGATGACCGACGAGTGTCCGATTTGCTTGGATGTGTGCCACTACTCACAAAAAACATGGATCATAACAAAGTGCTCACACGTGTTTCATCGAAAGTGTTTGGCAATGTGGCAGGTTGCCGAAACGAAACAAAAAAAGAATCAACATAACTGCCCCAGCTGCAACCAGGTGATCTGAAAAACCAGGAGGAATTCAGAAAGAGGTTATTTTTTTTGAGGTTTGGGAATTATAGAATTATAGATCTATCGATAGTATGAATTTCAGTATGAATTTCAGTATGAATTTCAGTTTTCAGTGTGATTGCTGCCAGACATACACTCGACCCACCAAAATACTGGCCTCAAAATGCGAATTGTGCAAGAGTTTAAGTTCCAAATGCATGTTGTGGACGTGCTCGGACTGCGACAACCTCGAAGTCACGGTGTGCGAAAAGTGTTGGCCACTGCCTTGCCATGACAAACTTCCCGCGTTCGTGGTCTGCTCGGATTGTGGGGGTACGTTTGAGCAACAGAGAGGAGTCTCGTGCAAGTGGTGCTCGACGGTTCGGACCAAGCAATGGGCGTGTGCGTGCTCAAATGCTTGCAACACCTGCATAATGTCGGGACGCTGCGAGGTGGATATGTCTGTGCCGGTGTTTTCGTACTTTAGAACCAAAGAAAAATTGCAGGTTGTGTTTGAGGCGACCATTGTGAAACGTCGAGGGAAAAAAATTCATTTGAACTGGAGCGACGACACCGACACGCAGTGGTCGCTGAGTCGAGTGTGCAAGAACCACACCATTTGGAGTCTCGTCGCACAACTGCAGCCCGGGATTTCGGTCGCGCTTTTGGACGACAACCGTGCGGTGTGGATTGGCAAAATTTTGGAGCGGCGAGAGACGGCCAGCGTCCCGCGGATCACAGTAAGGTACTCGGACCACGACGAGGACATCGACATCAATGACATTTCCCGCATCGTCGCCGTATGGGGGGTTGAGGGAGTTGAGGACGGTGAGGAGGATCTGCGTGGCGGTGAGACCAAGTGCTGCGATGAATTTATGTGCCCAATCAGTCACGAACGAATGACAGACCCGGTGGTGACGCCCATGGGCCACTCTTTCGATAAAAAAAATATAGAGAAGTGGTTGAAAAATCACCGCACCTGTCCCCTGACTCGGAAGGCGTTACAGTTGAGTGACCTGTACCCAAACCGTGCACTGCTAGCTGCCCTTGAAGACAAAAATAAAAAAAAAAACACACCAAGCACAACAATCGATCAGAAGTTCGGTCTGCACGTCTACCGGGGCGAATATACCCAAGCCAGCGCGCTGATCGACGCGTTCGACCTTGGCGACGAAATCGAAGAGGTTTGTTGGATGCAGATCTACACCGTGAAGAAACTTTCCGTGCCGCAGACCAGCGCCGCGATCAAACGTCTGTTTCAAAGAATCGCGGATGTCAAGAAATGTCTGGTCGACCGCATTCGGGGCAAGCATGCGGCTCAGGAAAAACTGAACTGCGTGATGCGGGAGCTGGACAGCGCACACAAGAGAACTCAAAAAGAATTGAACGAGGCAGCGGCCATTTTCGACAGCGAAACAAAGATTTTGCTCCAGCTCCAAGAAAGTGTGGCGAACCAGCAGTCGTTGCTGTGCACATGCCGGAATGCGATGCAAGATTTTGAGACAAGCATATCAGAACAGGCGAACAGGCGTGGGGAGTTCGAGCAAGAGATTGCTGCGCTGAATCTCGCCCAGTGCGAAGTTTTGCACCAACGTTTTTCTGAGCAGTGGCAAAAAATTGTAGAAGAAGAGTGAAAAAACTGAAATGATTATTTGACTGTTTTATTGTTACTTGTTAATCATCGTGTGTTCGATTGTGAACTGCAAATTGTGAAATTTATCGTTTAAATACTTTTGAAAGTCTGCCGCCACCTCATCAAACTCCCGATGCTGCTTGGCGTCGACGTCACATCGCATCGTACGAATCGCCTCCACAATGTTGGAGATCAACGTGGCGGCAACGCGAATGGACCCGAAGGAGATGCTGTTGCCCTTGTCCACGTCCCGACAGAACAGCACAAAGATACACGAGTGCTGCAGGAGATCGAGGTTGTCGCGGCGAAATAGACCGAAGCGATCGCACAGATTTGACAGGGTGGGGTCCGCGTTCAACGCATCGGTCTCGGCGGTGCTGAGACCACTGAACTTGATTTGGTTCCTTTTCGTCATGCTGCGGTACCCGCCATATGCGATGCCCGCCACGATTCCGGCCCCAGCGAGTTGCAAAAAAGTCGTACGACTCTGACTCATATGCTTTTGTCCTTGTTTCTTTATTTTTTTATTCTGGTCGAAATTCGAACTTTTGACAGCGTGACCACCAAGGGACAGAAAATTGTTTACTTTACTTTACTCCTGCCGCAAACTCGTCGAGGCGGCGGTCAAGCACGCGAAACGCTCGCCGCACCACTTCGACCGCGTCGACGGTGCCGGTCGTTTCAATGGTAAAAATAACATGGTCGTCGTCGTAGGAGACATCGACCGCGTCGCGCAGCGACGGAGGCACGTCGATGTCAAAGTAGTAGCTGCGTTCGTCGAGAACCTCGGCGAAGCCTTCGGTCGACACCGCAAAGACTTTCGGCAGCCGGTTTGCCAAGTCCCTCGCTTCGTCGCCTGACACTGCACGTCTCAGACGCACGCGCGGCACGAACCGGTAGGTGCAGGTAGAGACGGGGGAGAAACGCGCGTTGTTCTTGCCGATGCCCAGCACCGCGAAGGCTCGTAGCCGCAGGAACTGACCCCGACTCAACTTGGTAATCAGCACGTCGTCGTACAGCATCGGGGACGAGCCATCACCCTTCCACTGGAGAGCACCGGAAAGCACTTCGACGACGTCGTCCCCGATGCATTCGACGTCCAGTTCAAACGTTCCAACAGTTCCGACAGCTCCCGTCGCGGCGCTGTCGACCGTCGCGAGAGGGCACAGGCCAATGCGAAGCTCCAACTCCTCGGCCCTCGTCAACCCGCTGTTATCTTCGACGTCGATGCGATTGATGGCGAGCACCGGAACTTCGCTGAGTATAGTTCGGCGCAGGGCGTTGACGATCGAGATGTCGAAGCCTCGGCACTCGAACCGCAGTGAGTCGCCGTCCCGTTCCAATATTCGCAACATTTGCTTTTTCCTGGTTTTTTGGACTCACTTATTTTTTTCTTTTTTTCTTGCGACCTGTCTTTCAGTTGTGGACGGCCCCGCACTGCGCACGGTAGGAATCCATGACGCCGGGCCGATTGAATATTGTCTGCAGCGTGAAGTTCTGCTCGTCAATGTCGTGCACCTTTGCGACGAGCTCGAAGTGCGACTTCTTGATCCAGAGAATTATGATCGTGTCGCCGTCGTTGTGTACGCCGCAATACATCTGCGGCCCGCGCTTGTCGTCGTCCACGAACACGATGTTTTTTCCCAAAACTTCCGAGGCCCACATGATCATTTCCTGGTCCGCCCATGTTTTGGGGTCCATCAGTTTCCTGCTCAAGTCTTCCTGCTTTGGACAGACGTTCCGCCGTACACACAGCGATTCCAGCATGTTGTCCTTGTTGCTTTGGGCGGCAAACTCTTGTCGGTACTTGTGGGCGATAAGCTTCTTCTCACTCTGGTTCAATCTGATGTACCCGTCTTTGTTGATGGCGTAACACACAGAGTGGAAAAAACACGACCCGTCTCCGATCGTCCCGACACGAGCGTACGTACCCTCGTCGAGGTCCACGTTTCCGCGGAGCAGTGTCTGCATATCATCGTCTAGTTTTACGACGTCGTCGACCTTGGCCGGCTCGAGCATCGGCATGGAGGATGTGAGTGGGGTAAAGAGGGTTTTTTTTCGCTTTTACTTTTATGCACTTGAAAAAAAATAATATTGATAAATTTTTGACTTTTTCCACAGTCAGCGGGTGTACAAGTACAGGTAGGCGCATTTCGCTCGCTGCTCGACCTCGTGTAGATCGCTCCGCCGCACGGAGGCGTCGTTACAGCAGTACCACGATGTGCCCTCCCGGTGCCGCACAAAACCGACGTAGTGTCCGCCGCCCGGGTTTCCGCTGTGCAGCACAAACGCGGTCAACTTCCAAATTTTGTGGTCACGCACAAAGCTGAACGGCATCGGCATCGGTCGCACGATCTTTCTTGCCTGCCCGGAAGTGAAGCAGAACCGCTTCAGATGCAGCACGACGCTGGACGCGGGCAACGCCGTCACCACGCTGCGCTTGTACGTCGTCGCTTCGATCGGTACTTCGCCATTGATCATTTTTGGAGACTTCCAACCGTCGCAAAGCGTCTCCTCAGCCTGAAAGTCCACGAGGCTCTGCATGAGGGTGTCTCTCACGGGCAGAGTCAGGACGCTGAAATATTGTTCGACGGTCGAAGTCTCTTTGGACTCCGGACACCGCACGGTGGAATGAACAACACCGCAGGTCGACGCGTCTTGGTCGACGTCTTTGCCCATCACATCCAGGACCGCCAGCAAAAATTCGTGGGCGTCGTGCTGCTGGTTGTTGTTGAATTGGCGGTACCGCTGAGCCACCTGGTGTCGCAGGGCGCGGGCGTTCGATGACCAGAGCCACTCCACGTCTCTCGTGTAGTCCCAGACTCTGAGAAGCTGCACCGTCGATGTCAGGTAGCAGCTGTTGCCGACGTTTGGGATTCCGACGGGCGGTTTCGACGTCATCCAATTTTTAACAATTTCGACGATTTCTTTTTGTTTTTGCTCAATATTTTTTTTGCCCTTGTTTTTTTAACTTTTGGCAAACGTCAAAAGTCGAATTATGTGGTCCGACCAAAAAAAAGATTGCGCAATAGAAAAACCGAACCACATCCAACCAGCACACACATGTCTAGCGTAGCACAATTAAAATCGATCACGGCGCAGGCGTGTGGCAACTGTTCTCTTTTAAAAAGCAGTTGTGCCGAAGCCTCATGGAAAGAAGGGGCGGTAGCGCAGTGCCAGGAGGGAATACGTGGCATGTACTACACTCCACACACTTGTGTTAAAAATAAGTGGAAAAACTGTCCCAATTATCAAAGTACTGACATGCCAGAGGTTTCCCAGACCGGTGCGGAACGAGGCGCGGGTATGAGTGGAAGCTACTACCCGTGCTGCTACGTTCGAGACGCAATGTGTGTACCGACCCAAGAACAAAATGGAAAGTTCAACAGGTCGATCAAAGAACTCAATGCCAAGCATGGCATCTCTCTGAATTCCGACTCTTCTCTTAGCATTTGCGAGCAGCTCAAAAAATATTAGTACACTGGTGGTCCCAAAAAAATATTGCAAAGGGTTAACAACCGAAACCATCCGAAACAATGTCTTCCATTGCACCGACAAACGATGCAAACAACACCAAAAAACAAATTTGTAACATATATTGCTCTGAAAAATCCAAGGTAAACCCGTTTCGCAAAAAAGCAAGTGCACTTGGTAACTATAAGGAATTAAAGAATTCGTTGCAGGAAAATGGAATTTCAATTGATTGGACTTCAAACGACAGCATTGGCCAGCAACTGAATTGTGAGTGCTCATCGTAACTCCCCGCGCTGTCGTCGCACTTCCTCGAAAAAAAAAATGTTGCTCCCTCATCAAAAATGTTTGCTTTGTTTGTCGCTGCCACGGGCGCGCTGTACGCCGCGCTGCCACTGGTCCACCGTTGCCTTCGCCGATGCAACTCAAAGTTTTCGGACTACGATGCTGGTCGGCAGCGCTATGTAGAGAAGAACGTGCTGAAGAGCGTCGTGCTGGCGGCGCTCTGCCCCTACGGCACGTGGATCGCGCTAAACGCCTTCGCAGGGCAGTGGAGCAACGAGGCCATTCGAGTGGGGGGAGCTGTGTATGCTTCCACCGACGCTCTTGGGCTTTTAGTGATCCCAAACTTGCCGACCACCACCCTTGCGCACCACGCTGTCGTGATGCTGGTGTTTTTGACCTCCCTGACCACCAACTTTGAAAATCCGACGATCATGCGAGGTTTTGTGGCGTACACGTTCTTTTCGACCCTCGCGTTTCCGGTGAACGCCCACCTCGGGCTTCGGTTTGTGATCGACGACCCCCACCGGCGGCGACAGCTGGCGTTTGTCGCGGCCTGCGTGTACTTCGCATCACTTTGGTGCAACTGGGCGTGTCAGCTCCAGATCGCCGCATCGTTTCCGTGGTATGTCTCTTTCCCCTATGTCATTTTACTGGCACCGATCGTGAACGATGACGTGGTACTGCTGCGACATCTAGTGCGACTGTCCAGATTTCACAAAATAAACAATTAATTATTAGCTCTTATTTCGAAAAAAATTGTGCAAAGTGAACTACAATTTTTATTTACATGTAAAACTGTAAAACTACAACAAATTCATTTGTGCCTTGAAGTCTTTGGTGGTTTTTGTTTTGCTTTTTCAGCCTTCGGTGCTGGACGTTTCTTGGATGGGTCGGAAGCGTGCTCGGGAAGCTTGGTGGCAAGCAGCTCGTCCCGGTACCGAGTTAGGTTTCGACCGGTCACATTTTGACCCCAAACAGTTCCTTTGAGCTGTTCATGAACAGAGTCGTCATCGTTACTGTAATTGTACGCGCCCCAGACCTGCGCACTTCGTGCGGCCAAGTTGGCCTTGTCGACGAGACCATTGGTCACTAGTCTCTCCGACATCACGTTTTTAAACGCATTTCGCATGTCCTTGTGTGCTCCGCGCTTGTACTCTATCAGGTCCGTGCCCTGAGTATCCAGAAGTACTCTTTTCAGTTCCGTTCCGTCCCGGTACTTTCCCTCGAAGATGGGTCGCCAACGCTCATAAGACACGGATCCGGCGGCGTCTTCTGGTTTCCAATCAAGCCCGAAGATGCTCGAGTTGCGTACCACCAAGATCGCTAAAATGCCGATTTGATTTTTGTCTTTCCACGACTTCGGTTTGAGTGCCCGTAAGCCCTTTTCCTCGCGGTTCTTGTTCAGTGTATCGTACACATATTGCCAGTCGGCAAACTTGCCGGAAAGGGTCCACGGACGAATGTCTGTCATTTTGTGCAACGCCTGGTACGCATGCTCGGCCGACGGAAATATACACCCACCAACGAAGACTTCGCAACCGTAAAAGTTGCTTAGCATGCAGTACGGCTTTTTGGCTTTGCTGTGAAAACGGAGAGACGGTCGTCCTTCTATCTTGTCGATTTCGTAAGAGGGCCGCAGACCCAGATGTACCATTTCGATCATTTTGTCTTGCATTTTTATTGACATTTTTTTTTGTTCCTGGTTTTTTTTTTTTGGTAAGGCAGTCGCCACGTCGCCACAAGTGTGGGTGGCACAGGAATCGGCTTTAAATTGGACTAGGATTTGACCTAAGTTGCGTTACCGTTGCAGGGGGGAAGTGGGTTCTTTGAAACGACTGACCTTTGTTGTTCACTCGATTCCATAGGCGGCTGGTAGTTTTTCAAAAGAAAAGCAACCACGGGAACGGTCCACGCGTTTCCAATCAGTCTGAAACGGTTTGTTTTGCACATTTCAACGCCCTGGCACTCAAACATGGTGTAGTTGTCTGGAAGCCCCTGCAGACGTTCACACTCCAACGGCGTCGGCATGCGCAGCGGATGAACCCCATCGTCCACAATGCCTCGCTTTCCATCGGGTCCTTTGAATATGTTTTTGTCAAGGCACAGGTAGTAGTCGTCCCCCGTGACGACCGGCATTTTATATCCGAGTCCACGTTCCTTTGCTCGGACGACGATGCGGTGACACATGGCGATTGCCTTGTCGGACAGTGCGACGTTAAACTTCTCGACGTTCTCCGTCGTGTCGAACAGGTCTCTCATGGCAAGAGGCACAGTCGGAACCGGGACCGTAATGTCCCAGCTGCACCAGTAGATGCGGGGTCGGCTGAGCGGTGTGAAGAATTTGGAGTTAATGCGCACCGGGGGTCGCCCTAGGCGTTGGGAAATGACGTCGACCCATTGCCGCTTCATGCGAACGTTTTCCAACAACCACATGCGGGGTTTGATCTCATTGACAATTCGTTCAAACTCAAAAAACAGCTTGCTTCTGGCGTCTTTGAAGTTAAGTCCCTTGCCCGCGTTTGAAAAGCCCTGACATGGCGAACCACCAAGCACGACCGCACTGGAAGGTTTAAGTTGGACGACCTCCTCGTCGTCGTAGTACAGAATGCCGTCGTGGTAGCTCACGCGTCGCACGTCGCATAGATGAATCGTGTTTGGAAAATGAAAAGATGTAACTTGGCGAGCTCTGGGGTCAATTTCGACCGAGACAAACGTGTCAAAGGCCAACCCGCTCTCAATCATCGCCAACCTAGCGCATGAAATTCCGTCAAACAGACTCAACACAACTGCCATTCACAACAAAAATAAATGTGGACTTTTGTTTTTGGCTGTACATGTTTTTTTTTTTGTTCATAGGGAGTGTGAATGCGTTCCTTTCTTACCGATGACTTTGGAAAACCGTAGACTTTAAAAATTTGGCGTTCCAAGCAACAGCGTCAGATAAGATTATTGTGACTCCAAAGAGCATCGTTCCCAGCACGACGTTCCATCGAGGTTTATCCTCTTCGACAGCGCCGGCAATGAATAGCACCGCACAAATTGCCGACACCAAGAGAGAAACACTGCACAATACCGCACTCGCCGCGGAACCCCCCATCCCTCTTTGTGCCAAGTACGCCCAACTCGCGCTGGCCAAGAAAAAGACGCCGAGAACAGTCGAGAAAACTGTCTCGTTCCCCAAAACACCGCCCCTCGGAGATTCACCGAACAACCAACCGTTCGGGCTGGCCATGAACATGAAAAAACCGAGCACAGAGACGATTTGAAAGACAAGGAAAAGAGTCACTATGGATCGGTCTTGACCCAACCACAGGTTGTGGTTCACATAAGCTTGCTTGCTTTGACGGAACGCAACAAAGTACGACGCAAGAACCAACAACCCCCCCATTGCTGTCACAATTAACGGCAAGTTCATGTTGTTGTGTTTTTTTTGTTTTAACAGAAGCAACTATTTTAATTTAAGTACAAATTTAAACAACTATCAATACATTTCCGTAAACGCTTGTGCCTGCAATGTCACTCGCTTCTTTGTTAAATGTTAAATTTTTAAGTTCACCCTCTTCGTTCACGTACATGATTTGATTCTCAGTGAGTTGAATGACCGCGAAATAACCCCCAACGATCTCTTGTATTTTTTTTATGTCGGGGTCACTGGTGGCATAATTTATTTCTGTGATCGAACTGTCGGTCTGCATGTCTTGGTTTTTTTTTTCTATTTCCCTGGTTTTGGTCAAAGTTATGCAGACCTCGAACCTGGATCCCCACAAATTTCCCCACAAATTTCAACAAATTTTTGACAAATTTGGTGTGTCCAGGTAAATTTTTGGGTACATTTACAAAAAAAAATTAAAAAAGACAGGAAAAACTAAAAATGGCAACCAACTGGGGGGAACAACCATGGGTGGTGACAAATTCGACAAAAGTCCGACTGAAACATGAGTACCACAGGTCGAGCACATCTTCGTCGTGGGTCGGGGTCGGGACAGTGGTCGGGATGGAAAAGGACGTGGTGCTGACTGAGTTAAATCGCAAAAACTTGCAAGTGTACCGAGTCAACGTGGACTTTGGGAATGGAGAAGTCGCCTCGCTTCTTCCAGAGACGCTGCGGCGGGTTTAGACACCCTTTCCGTCATACAAAAAAACCAAGAACAGGAGCACCAACGTATTGCCTTGTCCGGCTGCCGCTTCAGTTTCGGCTTTGGCAGCTTCTTTGTGAGTGGTCGTGGCTTTGGCAGCTTTAGCTTTACCGTCGTCGAAAACAGTGGCAGCTCCACCGATCGCGTGGAACTGACCTCGGGGGGTGCAATGGGGGGAGAAACGGTGTCGTTCTGTAGTTTCAAGCAATTCAACCGGTGGCTGTTCCATAAACTGTACCGAAGCAGGGACGACATTGATCTCGGTTGCAGCATTTGCGGGGTTTGCAGCATTTGCGTTTGCGGGGTTTACGTTTGCGAGGTTTACGTTTGCGGGGTTTCCTGGCTTTATTTTTTTATAAAGTGGTGTTTATGTTTAGAAAAAAAAAATGATATGTGTATCCTTTTGTGTTTAACTCTTTCTGCAATTTTCCTGTCTAAGGAATGTGGGGAATGTGGGGAATTATTTTTGCCCAGTTCGTCTCCACGTCGACCACACAACGTTGCAACAATCTATGTCGTAGGCTCTCATACCATAGGCTCTCATCAACAACCTAGCATTTCTGAAATCACTTTTGGCATGAACCCATATAAATTGTTCGTCGTTGTGTCGCGTATGCGCCTGCAAAACACAAAGTTCAACTCATCATCTTTGCCGAAACGCATTGCCAACAAGAACGCGATCAAGCCCTCTCGCGCCACATACTTGTCTTGCTTTTTGGTAACACTCGTGTCGACTTGGATGATGGATCTAACTGTACCTGCAAGCGAGTAATCTTGGTATTCAACATAAATTGGTCTTCGCAAACGAAAACTGGACACAATCGTGCTGCTGTTGTCTGAGCCAAGCTTGTATACTTTGTCGCCGATTGTCACGTGCGTTCCGTTTGTGCTCTCCAAATCTATCAATGTTAATACGCCGGAAACGGGATGCATGCACAACATGAAGTGGTTTTGTGAAACATGCTCGACTTTCGGCGCCATCGCTGTCGGAATCGCGACGTTGACCGAACCCAAACCACCACGCCCAAAGACAACACCTGTAATATGGTATTTAATAACACCGCTCGGTGTCACACTTTGTGTCACAAAACTATCGAGCGCTTTGCGAGTAATGTCGTATTTAAATTTTGTCAAGTCAACTTCATACTTGGAGGGCTTGTGATCCACCTCCGGTCCCACCCACTCCTGTTCTTCCACCACGGCAAACCCCCCTCGCTGAACTGTGACCATAGTCTCTGCATCCAGCTCGTATCCAACTGAGCCTTTTGACTGAAGCGGAAAGGTCATTTTTTTTAAATTTAGAGTGTTTCCTGGTGAAAATGATGTTCCTGTAGTTCCTGGTAAAAAAAAAATGTTCCTGGTAAAAAAAATATTTTGCTACATAGAAAACACAAAAATTTATTATTACAGAATTATACAGAATGCAAAGCAGGAAAAGAAGATATCCCGAAAGTTATAGTGGTAGTAACAAGAAGCAAAAGTCGTCGAAGATAATTGAATTTGTAAAGCCGGAAAAGGAATTGGAGTTAACATGGACTAACAAGAAGCAAAAGAAATGGACTATGGAGCTAACAGAAAAAATGGACGTTGATATTTTTGGATCGTTGATTGTTGATATGTGTGAAAAAGACAAAGACAATGAAGAAGACGATGAAGAAGAGGATGAAGAAGACGATGAAGAAGACGTCTGTAAGATATATGTACCTGTTCTTCCTAACCCTAACTCTAAGAGTAAAAAGCCATATGTTTTGAATGTAAACGCGACGATGGGCGGTATAATTGAGTACTTACAATACCACGTGAAAAATGGGGCGATGAAAAAAATTAGAAAACCAACGCCCCGTAACAAATCAATAAGTGATGTAACTTCTGTGTGGGATGCAGAATACATTTCTAAATTCGTCAATAACACAGAAGGAATGAAACCACTGTGGGATCTGATTAACATGGCGAATTACTTTGGTGTACAACCTTTGGTTTCTTTAGCGACTTTGAAAGCCGCCAAGGTAGTGGAAGACGCTGTAATCAAGGACAAGGAGACCAGTTCTTTGTCTGCTTCTACCTCGTCCTCCTCTTCCTCCCTAACCAACGTCCAACAATTACAATTACAACCAACGTCCCACATTACAAAGGCACAAGTATTACAAGACTTTTCTTGGATTGAAGATCGGATTTTGTAGGGGGCGCAGCATTAATATATTGAGTTAATAATAAAACAAAAAAAATGCCTAAAAAAATATCGTATGCAAGAAAAAGTCCACCATACCCGGCCAAGGAATGCAAGAACAAAGTCAAAAAGGGTATCGATGGCAAAATGTGGGTTTCCAGTAAAAGGGGGAAAGGATACACATGGTACCGCAAGTCTCGCCGCCGCAAGTCTCGCCGCCGCAAGTCTCGCCATGCCCACAAGTCTTGCCGCAGGTCAAGGCGAGGGTCAAGTTCTCCCCGACGCAAGTCTCGCAGACGCAAGTCTCGCAGACGCAAGTCTCGCAGACGCAAGTCTCGCCATGTCCACAAGTCTTGCCGCAGGTCAAGGCGAGGGTCAACTTCTTCTTCCCGCCGCAAGTCTCGCCATGTCCACAAGTCTTGCCGCAGGTCAAGGCGAGGGTCAACTTCTTCTTCCCGCCGCAAGTCTCGCAGCAGCCGCACTTCATCTCGCCGCCGCAAGTCGAGACGCACTTCTTCATCTCGCCGCCGCAGGTCGAGACGCACTTCTTCATCTCGCCGCCGCAGGTCAGTCCGCACTTCTTCCCGCCGCAAGTCTGGCAGCCGCACTTCATCTCGCCGCATGTCAAGGCGAAGGTCAAGGCGAAGGTCAAGGCGAAGGTCAAGGCGAAGGTCAGGGCGCACTTCTTCCCGACGCGCTTCGTCGTCGTCAGAGGAGAAACGAGACGTGGCACAGTTGATGGGTCTGACCCGAAAGTCGTTGCAGGAGCTTGAAGTCAGCGGCAAGACGGGGAAAGAGGGCACCACGTTCGTGGCTGTCGGCGCCAGCGGCAAGGAGTACGCCGTCAAACTGTTTAAACCGAAAAAGTCGGTGGCCCGACTGGAAAGAGAGGCCGAATTCCTGCGCGTCGCGGCGGAGCGGGGGGTCGCGCCTAGAATGCTCGGAGTCAACACGGAGGCCAAGTTCATTGTCATGGAGAAGTTAAAGGAGACCATCGTGGCGCGCATGCGGGGACAGGAACAGTTGACGGACCAGCAGCAGCGGCGTATTGTGGAGATTTTTGAAACGCTGGACGACGCCCGTGTCCTGCACAACGACGGCAATCCGCTCAATCTGATGGTGGACAACAGTGACCGCATCATGGTCATTGATTTTGGCATGGCCAAAACAATTGACAAAAAAATGTTGAAAAAGAGGGGTCCGCATCCGAACGTCGACTTGACACTGTGGCAGGTGCGCCGCGAACTCAAAAAGTACGGCCTGGGCACTCCGTTGCTTCGGAAACGCTACGAACAATACCAACGGCAAAAATAAAAGAAAAGCCCAAAAAAAGAAAAACGGGAGCTGGTTCAAAGAAAAAAAAATATTGTTGCCTTAACAAACCAGAAAAAAAACCAGAAAAAAAACCAAAAAAAAGAAATGGGCATCAAGTCCTCCAAGTCCTCCTTGACAAAGGATCAAATCGAAACTATCATCAACGGATCGGACACTCCTAAGAAGGCCATCGAGCGCTTAAATGCACAATATCCAAAGCTAAAAGCACTGTGGGAGAAGGTTTGGATCTTATACAACCGTTACGCCCTCCGCTACCCCGGCCTCCGAAGCCTCAAAGGAGGTGTGGGGTACGGCTCGAGCGCGGCAGTGGAGCTCGGTCTTTCCGGGGGCGTCACGTGGTGGAAGAAAGTTCTTGTAGTAGTTGTTGGGACAATCATCGCAACATGGGGCGATGGCGGGGCGGCTGAGGGGGCGGCGACGGGGGCGACGTGTGATATTGCTATAGAGGGCGAAGTGAATTGTATGATACAGGATATTATTGAAGCGGATGAAGCGGCGCAAGAGGTTGTGGAGGAAGCAAAAGCAAACGCTAGAAAAGCCAAAACAGAACATTCAGAATATACTACGGTGGCCACGGTAATGAAAAAGAATCTCCAAAATGCCATGGAGTTATCATTCAAACAACTGTGGCCAATCC